TTTCATAGTTCCTTTGTATCTCAACGCTCCCCGCTCCTCCCTTATTGCAGCAATCGACACTCATATGAGCAAGGACGCCACCGAGTTGTGGGGAGCGGTCAGATCATTTTAGTTGTACCTTCCGTCTCCGTTGTGTGTGTTAAACGATCTATTATTATGATGCACCATGCACCACATTGATGCAAGTATTATTTATGTAGTTTATTTAAAATACGGGGAACACGTACAATAGAAATAGCGTCGAGATTAGTATGATGAGCATCATACCCTAGTACTAAGTTATATTTGGGAAGAGTGGAAAGAATTATGTTGCAAGGATCGACGATCCTAGTATAACATGACGTAGATCATACATGATCTAAATCATATCTTGCTACAAAAAAAATAGGTCCGTTAGACGTGAATCTAACAGACCTTAAGATAGCGAGATAGTAACAGCGTTTTAAAGAAAAGTACTACCCCGCTATGGATCAAATCATACCACCACAATCAAAGCCAAGCAACAAAAGAGTTACGCTAAAGCACGCTCTAATTGACGTTGATTTCCTACACACCCCTAAAATAATAGCTCTTAGACGTAAGTTTGGAGATATTGCAGCTCTTGCAATAATAGAGATCACTATGCAGCTATCCAAAGCGACAGAGGCGACTATTGAGCTTGATACAGCTCTAGCGGTAGTTGAGCATTTTAGAATCGACAACTCAGACGAGTTTATTAACTACTGTATTGATAGAGGCATACTCCAAAAAACCGAACTAGGTTTTATTACAGAAAAAGGAGTTATAGAGGATCAACAAAAGTTAGGAGAGCAGCAAGATAAATGGAAAGAGAAGAAGAGAAAACAGAGACAGAATGAGTATGTCCCCAGGGACATGGGGGGGGACACGATAGGGGACTCCCCCGGAAAGTCTGAACAACTGAAGACTGAAGATCTGAAGATCTTAGATCCGAAGGAAGGGGGATCGGGGGAAACCATCGATTTAGGCCACGGAATTAAGCTGGATCCCATGGCAATGGATGCATTAAAGCTTGAATTTGCGAGGTTTGACCTAAAACCGGGCTGGATAAAACGAGCCGCAATTTATTGTGCTACCCAAAACAACGAAAAGTATAAAAACGGCCCATATTTATATCTTTCCACGTGGGGATTACAGCGATGTTTAGAAGAAAAAGATAAGGCTCTACGCATCAAAAACACAGAGAATATCGGCAAAAAATACGATCCAGGCCCTAAAAGACCAGCGACCATGTCGCCTGCAAAGCCTGATTTTACAGGCCCGCTTAACACAATCGAGAAAAATCTACTTGAGATTGTGATGCCAAAAGCAAAAGTGTTGACTAGCTCATGAATTCATGATAATAATGAGGACCAATGGAACCGAAGCAAGAAAAACCAATAAGAAAAACCTTAGAAGTAACCTTCTTTAGTGGCGAGACAAAAGAAATAGGTAAATCCTTTAGAGAAGAAACCGAGAGGGACGCCTTAAAAAACCTCAAGGTATCCAATCGAACCATAAACGTACTCAAACGGCATGGTATCACTTGTATATCAGACCTATCAGCAAAGTCTGAGTTTGAGGTCTCTTACTGGCGCAATATGGGCAAAGTAAGCTTTGAATCGCTTAAGGCAGAGCTTAAACGACTAGGTAAATCATTCAGGAGCTAATTATGTGGGGAGCACAAAACGGAGAAAAAGAACTATTATTTGCCGTGCTTGATAGGGCGTTTAAGGATCTAGAATCCCCTGAGCATATACATGTGGTCGATAGCCTGTATAAAGGTAAGACAATACCAGCAGACGAATGGATCGCGGATGATGGGGATCCAGAAACTCCCTTTACCTTTGCATGGATCTGCAATCAGCTCTCTTTAGAGCCTAATATCGTCCGTAAAGAGCTAGCAAAGAAGTATGAGAATTTAAAATTGTGCGCGTGATGTATGAAAGATAATACTAAGCTGATACTTGCCCTTATCGGTGCAATAACTTGCGTTACCATTGGTGTTCTATGGGGGATCCTTCTTTTACTAACTGTAATTAGGGTGTGGGCATGACCAGGAAATTCATTCAATTTGAAGTAACCCCCAAAATGCATCAAGCAATTCGGAGCACCTGCGCAGAAATGTGCGTAAGCATCTCTCAGTTTATGAGGGAGGCAGCAGGGGTATATTTAAATCTAGGTATTTTCCAAGGTGAGAAAGTAAAAGATGTAATTATCGATACACAGGATAAAATGATTAATGAACCACTATATCCGCTCATGACTATCCGGGGCGATAAGGACGAACAGACTATGTATGTTAGAGCTGCATCTGATATTGATGCGGGTGATGCATGTATAATATCAAAAGATACTGGAGATATTACCCCATGTACAACAAACTCTAAGTGGATCGGTTACGGCGCACTCTGCCCTAACGATCAGAAAAAAGGCTCATATTTTTGGGCACTAACTCCATACGCAGCAACTAAGGGGGAAAAATGAATATACCTGTAGGAACGCATTCAATAGAAAAGGTTAATGATGCTATTCGCCTCTTAGAGGGGCTAGCAGCTGTTAGGGCACGCTACAAAGAGCTAGGTAGAATGTGCATTGATGAGATGGAGGAATGGGGACAAAGAGACACAGACACTATCGCAGCTCTTAGTAAGGCCTATGATATGCATCTTAAGATCGAAAGTGTGCTCGATTTTATTGGGTTTAAATCCCTGCAAAAGTATGATAATATGTAAATAACTGTTTATTTTTATTATTGTTCAGCAATGCCTTTTAAAAAAGGTCAGTCAGGTAACCCCAAGGGACAAAGCTCGGCAGCACAAAACAAACGCCGCATTGCAGCAGAAATGCTAGCTGATCTCCTACCACGAGCCAAAGAAGTCTATAGAGAAATGCTTCAAGAGGACGAGAATAAAGGCTTTGCAGCTAAAGAGATCTTTGACCGTGTATGTGGTAAAGCTCCTCAAGCTATAGATCTTGGTGGTGAGGACGGTGGCCCCATTACCCTAGTAATCAAAGATATCTAAGTGCCCACTTACGAGATAGGCTTACCTAAGTTCAACCCAAAGCAACAACTAGCGTTTGATTCTAAAGGTACCGACATTCTATTCGGAGGGGCTACGAGAGGCGGAAAGAGCTTCTTCGTGCGCAAATCGCTTATAATATGGTGTTCTAGAATAGAGGGCTTGCAGACAGATATTTTCCGCCTCAATAACGATGATTGCATAGCAGAGGCGATGGAGGGGGAGACCTCGTTTCCAATTCTATTAAACGCATGGGAACGTGCAGGCCTCGTCAAAATAAACCAAACAGAGATTACCTTTCTCTGGAACAATTCTAAAATCTCCCTAGAGCATGCAAGCGATCCAGCAGCCGTTAAGCTTAAGCACCAAGGTATTGCACGCCATGTGCGTGTGTTTATGGAGGCAACACAGATCGATGTGAGCCTAATAAAATGGCTCTCTGCATGGGTAACGATGACGGAAGAAATGAAAACCCGCGTTCCTCCTGAGTGGGAAGGATGCTTCCCCAAGATTATACACGCCACTAACCCCATCGGAGTATCAGCAGCTCACTATCGTCGTGAGTACGTCAAAGCTAGAGCACCGTATAAGATCGAGGAGGTTGGAGCGTTCAAACGCATCTACATTCCCGCACTCGTAGAGGACAATCCACACGAGGATGCAGAGAGCACGCGCCAACGTATTGACGCACTCGGCGATCCTGCTCTCTCAGATGCAATGTTAAACGCGAACTGGGATTCACCATTCGGTGACTTCTTCCCTCAGTACTCAGAGCTCCCAGGAGGGCACCTGATACCCGATTTACCCCTAGGTGGTCCGGAGCATCTCTTTCGCTATATGACCTTTGACTGGGGGTCATCAGACCCCGCCGTGGTGTTGTGGTGGGTAGTCTGGGACTCAGACCCGCATGTAATAGATGGGGAAACTCGATGGTATCCAAGAGGTTCAATAATCTGTTACCGAGAGTGGGATATCCACTACATGGGCGATCCCGATAAGGGCATACAGGAAAATCCAGACAAAGGCGCGCAACTACGTAATGAAGATATTGCAAAGGGCATAAGAGCCCGCACGCCTGAACGCACATCCGGCATATGCCTTACTGACTCGCTACCATTTCAGGATCGTGGCATGACCAAACACGGGAATAAATATCTTATTGCAGACGAGTTCAAAGATAACGGCGTTCCTCTCACTCTCGCGAACACTGCGAGAATTTTCGGCTGGAAGCAAGTAAGGGATAGACTAATAGGTAAAGATGGATTACCTCTTATATACTTTTGCCAATCGTGCAAGTATGTTAGAGAGTATCTACCAACTTTACCGCGTCACCCGACAAACCCGGAGGATGCGGCGGATCATGGATCTGCTACTCACAGAGCTGACCCTGTACGGTATGCATGCGCAAGCAAGCCACTAGTAAAGGATGCTCCACGTATTATAGACCCAAATTTTGAGAGGGTAATAACCCCAAAGAGTATAATAAGTAAACTCGGCGCGCAGAAAAAATCATATGGAAGACATGCTTGACGACGAGTCTGGAGAGACAGCAGAACACGAACAGAAAGAGAAAGCAGAAACCCCTACCGAATATAATAGAGATAATGTTTGTTTCTGGCATCACTGGATTACAGGGGCAAAAAAAGCAGCGTCAAGACATTGGGATGATAGCAGCGCAGCTTATAAAGAGTACGAGAATGAGGCCGATCTAGCTGAGAGAAACAATCAGCAGCAAGAATTTAAATCTCCATTCTGTATTTACTGGTCTACATCCAAGACTTTAGAGTCTGAGTATTACTCACGTAACCCAATAGGAAAAGCTGATAGGCGTTTTGGTATTGATGATCCTATCGCCAATACACAGAGCTTGATAATAGAAAGACTCGCAGCTTATCTTGATGATGGCCTGATGTCCTCAATGCGTGCAGCTGTTAGTGATGTAATACACGCTGATAAGGCTACCACTCAGCTCATTTACAAAGCGTCTAAGTATATCGATCCAGAAACTGGACAGGAGCGCGTCAAAAATCAGAGCATAACCACGGGCCCTGTTTGCTTTGATGAGATCCTGCACACTCCAGAGGCAAAGAGCCAAGACGAGATCACGGAAATGGCTTACTACTTTTGCATGGACTATGCAGAGGCAGAGGATCGATTCAATCCAGACGGTAGTAAGAATCTACCCTATAAGAACTCAAAGACGTACGAGCGCGGGAAAGATGATGAGGATAGAACGGACATTCCAGGGAAATACTTAGAAGGTTGGGAGTGCTGGTCAAAGATTACTAATAAAGTTTATTTCGTTTCAGAGAATTACAAAGAAGATTTTCTGGATCAAAAACCTGATCCGTACGGACTAAAGGGTTTATTCCCATCTCCCCCCTTTGTCATCAGCTCAAAGCCTAGAAAGTCGATGTATCCTACCCCGGTATTCATCCACTTATACCCGACAATCAAAACCCTACATGAGCTTAGAAATAGAATCATTGATCTTATCCCAGCGGTGGAAAGGGTTGCAATTATTGATGGGTCATATCCCGAACTATTAGCGCTTTGTAATGATATTAGACGACGCGGTTATATAGCTGTTCCAAGCCTCTCTACTCTCCTGGAGAAAGGCGGTATTGAGAACCTGATCCATTACCTACCTGTTAAAGAATTTATCGACTCTATCGCAACAGCGAGCCAGTTAGAGGATAAATTCAAAACTGACATTGATGAGTGGATGGGTGTTCCTGATATTCTCAGAGGACAAAGTGATCCAAGTGAAACGGCGCAAGCTCAAGAGATTAAGACCAGCTCAGCACACGGACGATTCAGAAATGTTAAGAATGATATTGCAGAGCTTGCACGTGCTTCTATTGAAATGAAGATAGATCTAGCCCTAAAGGTCTTTGATGACTCGAAGATTGCCTCTATAACAGGCTATCAGTACATGAAGCCTGAGCATAAACAGAACTTCTTACCCGCATTGTCTGGACTTAGATCAGACGAGGAAAGAATAATTAGGCTTGCAATTGAGACAGACTCAACCTCGTACGTGAATGAGCAGGTAGAGATCCAAAAGGCTAAGGCACGAGCAGAGATTGTGATCCCTGGTCTTGGTGTTATCGCCAACATGGAGAACATGGAATTTGCGACAATTGCACTTGAGGTATTACTTGAGAGCGTTGCAGCTGTTGGAGGCTCTAAGCAGTACGAAGAGGGAATCAAGCGATCAGTGCAAAAGCTTGTAGAGAAGAGAAAAGAACCCGCTCCTCCACCTCCCCCAGATCCAGCGCAATTAAGTGCACAGACTGCACAAATGAAAGCAAGCGAAGACGTTAAACTAGCAAGAGAGAAGCAGCAGACAGACACGCAGCTTGCAATCACTAGAGAAAGATTCGAACAAGGGTTTAAGATAGAGCAGCTGAACCTACAAAGACAGGTAGCACAGTCAGACTATGAGATCAAAGCACAACAGATATTGATCGCAGGCGAGAAAGTTCGTAGTGATCAAGAGCAAAAGGCTACAGCAACAGAGCTTAACGCCTATAAGCAAGCATTCGAACAGGATCTAAACCTTCGTGTAATGGATCTCGAAGAGTTTAAGGTAGTTTCTGGGCAAGAAGAAAAGCTAATGGAGGAACACAGACTAGCAAAAGAGCAAGATATTGAAGTTGCTAAGATGGGACACCAAAAAGAGCTTGCAACTGTTGATGCTATTGCTAATATAGCGAGCCAACCAGAACAAGCCCCTTCAGAATCACCTATTAATATACATCTAAACGGTAAATAATGAGCGACGATCTCCCCTCTTATGGATCTGGTGTACGTGGCCTATTTAAGTTTGACCACGAGAAAAGAAAGTTAGTTAAAATTGAAAAAGCGCAAAAGATTAGGGTAGAAGTTCCTCACATTCAAACAGATGAGATCCCGCCTACTGAATCAATGGCTACAGCCGATCGCGAGATGTTCACCAGTAAATCCAAGTTAAAAGCACACTATAAATCGTTAGGCTATGAGATTACAGGCGGCGATCACCTCAAGCAAAAGCCTGAATCAGAGGCAGAGAAGAAGGAGAGACGACGTAGGGAAATTAGAGATGATGTAGCCAAGACCCTAAATGATCTTAAGTATGGAAATATCCCGTTAACTGAACAAGAAAAAGCTATAGCTGAAGAGGAGCAGAGACAATGGAAGGCGTATTTGAAACGACAGAAAACGAGTTGGGCGTAACAGAGGAGGCAGTAACTAGCGATCCAGTAGTAGAGGCACCAGAAGAAACAAACCAAGAGGTAAGCACAAATGAGCCGCTTAAAAATGAATCCGCGCGTGAAACCGTTGCAAGAGTCCTTAAAGATCAAAAAGCAAACGTCAAGAGTAAGGGGGATCAAGGTCCGCAAGATAACCCCGAAGGGCTTCTTACAAAGCCCGAAGTAGCAGAACAAGAGACTACAGAGCAAGAACTACCCACAGAAGATCCAGAAGATCATACACCTCCTAATCGCCTCTCAGGTAAAGAGAAAGCACTATTTAACAAACTCCCTAAAGCATTTAAGCCCGCTGTTGCTCGAATGTTTAAGGACCATCAAGCACTAGTGCACCGTACTAATACGGAGCTATCGGAGCGCATGCAGGAATCAAAGCATATTGTAGAGAGCGTGCGCCCTTACTATGTGTCACATCCAGAGCTTGCATCTAATGGCGTGACAGAGTCAGCCTTTATATCTGCACTTGTCGGTGCGCATATGGAGCTCACAAATCCAAAGACTGACAAAGCAAAGATTGCAGCGATAGCAAAAGATAGGGGATATAACATCCGTTTTGTTAATGATGAGGGCGAAGAAATTGACGAAGGAAGGAGCGCCCCTAGTGATATTTCGTCACACCCACAGTTTAGGGCTTTGCAGGAGCAACAAAATCAGATAAATTCTTTTATACAGGATCAGAGAATCTCCTCTGTTGTCGCTCCAATCGAAAACGAGTGGAAGTCAATCAGAGAAGAGAAAGCAATGGATGGTCAGTATCGATATCCTAGAATGCATGACTCCGATTTCTGGGAAAGCGCGAAACCCCTTATTTCGGCTTTGACCAATTCCGGGACACCGCACGGTGAAGCTTTGAAAAAAGCTTATGTGGCCTTAGAAGGCCCCCCACATGGTCAAGTAGCAGCCAGAGGACTTCCAGCCAATAATAACAATAATAGAGCACTATCAGCAGCATCCTCAGTACGTGGGCGATCTGCTCCTCCTTCAAGTGGTTTTGAAATGCCCCTTGATAAGATCCCAAGCAGTGCAAGGGATACAGTGAGGATGGTGCTAGCACAACAACGGCGCGGGGGGTAATTTAATCCCCCGTAATTGGGAGATTAATTTATGGCAGATGTAGGACTTGGACAAGTTATCACAACCACGGGGCGACTTCGCTCTAGAAAACTTAAAGACGCAGTAAGAGACAGTCTTCCAGTCTATCAAGTGATGGACGAGAACGGCGGTATTCGAAGCGTTGACGGTGGACGAACCATCGTTGAAGAGGCAAAGAGCGGACAAAACAACACCATTTCATGGGTTGGAGAGTCTGGTAGTGTTCCTGTAACGGATCAGAGAGTGCTTGATGCTGCTGAATACGACTGGAAATATCTTCTTGGTGCTGTAACTTTCTCTCTTGCAGAGCGTTATAAGAATTCAGGCGGATCAGATACCAAGTTTATTGATCTTGTCGGCGGAAAGTTCGAAGTGCTCGAAGACAGCATGATGAATATCTTTCATGCTGGTATGCTTTCAAACGGTACTGGTACAGGCGGATTACAGCTTATGGGTCTTGCTGGTCTTGTACCAACTAACCCACTAACTGGAACCGTTGGAACGATTGATCGTTCTAGTGCCAATGCTGCATGGTTCAGATCGCAGAAGTTCGATACCGCAGTTGATTGGGCAGATGGTGCAGTTAGCTCGGGTAACGTAAAGCGATTCTTCGATAAGGGTATTAATTCAACCTCTAAGAACTCTAAGGTTCAAGTGCAGGTTGGACTTGTCGGACAGACTCACTTTGAATATCTAACCTCAGCTATTCAGGCTATCCAGATAATCAACGACAACACCGGAACCGGCAAAGCTGGATTCGACAAACTCGTTTATCGTGGCGTTCCTATGTACCTTTGTGGTGGTATTAACTACTCCGGACAGAGTGCACAGACTGCAACACGCAGTTATCTTCTTAACCTTAAGCCCGGTGGTGTAAACGTTGTTTTCCATGAGAAAGCAAAGTTTGACATGCTCGAGGAAATTCAGTCGAACGATCAGGCAGCAGTAACAAGGCTTATGTTCACCATGGCAGCAATGACCATCGGCGGACTTGCAAAGACTTGTTGGGTTGGCTTTGACTAGTAGGTCAGGGTTATTGACTAGCTAGACTAACTAAATTTTTTAAGGATTAAATTATGAGCGCACAATTATCAGGGGTAGATCTTACGATTACCTCTACAATAGCAGCTTTTCCCGTGGGAACTGTATATACAGCACCAAAGGGAGAGGTTTACCAGTATGTTAAAGGCGGTGGAACGATTGCACAGTATGAGTATATAAAAATCTCAACTGACGGTAATTTCACAGCTACCTCAATGACTACTACCACGAACCCAAGCACAGAACCCGCGGATGTAGGATGCGTGCAGGTTAGTGGAGGACTTACCTCAAGCCTTTATGGTTGGGTATTCAGAGGCAATGGGGCACATACTGGACTATTTGCCGCAAGTTGTGTACAGAACGTTAAGATCTATACAACTGGTACAAGTGGCGTGGTCGATGATAGCTCAACAACTCTGGTTCAGGGTCTTAAGCTTATCACTACGATTACATCAGCAGCTGCTTCACCTGCGTGGGCGACTGGAATACTTCGTACTGCAACAGCTTAATTAAATAGGGTCAGTGAATGAATCTAAATGACATAATTGAAAAATTCGAGCTTCCTGGTGTTGCTGCTGATCAGCTTAGAGCTCAAGCGGCGAATATCAGAGAAGTAACTCTTGACGATGGCGTCTCAATGATGAGCGGTCACGATCGAGGGGTAGCTTATCGTTTCTTTACCCACACGGTATTGAACGAAAAGAAGTCGAAGATTGTCAAATATAAGCATTACGATGAAGTCGACATGATTGAGTGGTTGGTTGATAGACGTAGTAAACCAACTGAGATCGCACTTAGACACTTCACTGACCCTTCAGATCCTTCTAAAACTATCTTTAAGAGTGAGCTTCCTGAAGAGCTCCTTTCATTTGATGATGAAGGGGTTTGCATTGGTGGAGCTTATAAAGAAGCTTATGACCGATTCAAATCAGGGCGGAATTCTCCTGGTATTCCTCTCAGCAAGTGGGGCGTTCTTTCTGATGCAATGGTTGCTACATTGGGCGCGGCGGGTATTTTTTCCGTCGAGCAACTTGCAGCACAACCCCGTAGCAAGATCGAGGGGAAATTCCCAGAGGAGATTGTTGAAGCGTTTGAGCAGGCGATTATTTGGGAAACATCCAAAGATTCGCGTGCAGTAGCTAGCAAGCAATCAGAAGAGATCTTGAAACTCTCTGAAGAGGTTAAGCTTAGAGATCGAGAGATGGCTGAACTTAAAGCACAGGTTAAAGCCCTTAGTGCTGCACCTGCAAAGGGAAAGCCAGGACGAAAGCCAAATCCAAGGAAGTACTTGGTTGAAGAGGAAACGGCACCTTTAGAGAATCCAGAGGAATAAAATGTCTATTAATTTCTACGTTCGGTTCGAGCCTAACTTTAAGGGCGATCTTAAATTAAAGAAGTATTACGAGCTTGAACAGAGCAGGCCCTCGTCTGTCTCTGCTCGACACGAAGATATCAAGTATACCCTTGAAGGCTTGCTTGATGATGACGTTAGAAAGCAGTACCCCAAGGAATCAGCAGGGTTTGAAGATGCTTGCAAGGGACAAGAAGAAAGGCTTCTTACTCTTGCAGGTAGTAACGTAGATAAAAAGCTGAGAGTTAAATTCATTCCCAAAGAAGCAAAAGAATCTCAGAGCAATGAGAGCGTAGAGATAACAGTAGATCTTAATTTGCCTCCGGTAGAAGAGAAGAAGGTAGAAGAAGTAAAAAAACCAATAGTTAAAAAGTCCCTAAAGGAATAAGCCATGAAAAAGATCTTAGTCTCCCTCCTTAGCCTCTGTGTAGTAGTAAGTGCTCACGCGGATTGCGTAGATGATTTCACAGGTCTTGGTGTAGATAGCGCTCTCGCGAGTAGAATTTGCATTAACCCGTACACTTCGACAACCTATAAATTTGGTACTGGAGTAGCTCCAGTATTTACGGTAACCGCAAGAACATCAGATGGAGCAGATGGCGGAAGCCTTCTAATGTCTGGTGGTGGTGCTTATGATCTTGCTCGTGGTGCTGGTCTCTTGCTTGCTGGTAATGAGTTTAACGGTTCAGCAGTATTAAGAGCTGGTGATGCTAGTAGTGCAGATATTCGCCTTCAGCTTGAAAATGGAGGATCCGAAGTAATAATTGAAGATTATACCACGGGGCAACTTTGGGCGTTTTCTAACAGTGGAACACTTGCCAACAACTCAACTAATGGCGGTTCTATCCTCTTTAACAAAGCCCTATCAGGTGTAGGAAATAACATAGGAACGCTTGCAGGTGCAGGAACTACGCAAGCAGATGCGGCAGCAGTAGTCACCACTATTGCGAGAGTAACCGGAGCAAATGGTACGGTTGGGGTTAACCTTCCAGCCCTTGCGTCAGTCTCTACGGGGCAGACGGTGAAGGTGGTTAACTCTGATGTGACTAACGCTCTTAAGGTCTACTCAGCAGCGGTGGGCGAGCTTATAAGCGGTCAGGCTGGTACTACTGCAATCTCACTAGCTGCAAAGCTTGTGCTTACTTGCACTAAGTATGATGCAACTAACTGGTATTGTGAGAAGTCGGTAACGCCTTACTAGTCTTAATTTAGAGTGGGTACTGAAAATGACTTTATCTGGTATATATCCAATAATACAAGTAGATGCGAGATATGAAGAGATCTCAGCTCTCCCTCTATTTACGGTCAATAAAGTATCCATTGATAATCAAGGCGGACATTGGAAGTATGTTCAAGCGTCCGGTGATTTAAACAAGAATAATGCGGCAGCTATCACAGCGGACGCAATGCCTCTTGCTATACCCCTAACTATTACCGCGTTAACATCGGCCCCATTTACGACCACATGCCCTATCTCTATCGGTATAACTCAGATAGGAATACCTAACTTATACTATGGTTGGATCTGGTGTGGTGGTCCGGGTGTTGGTGGAGTAGGCACGGGGATCAAATGCAGACTCGGCACGGATTGCGCACAATATATGCCGCTTTATGCCCATGCTACAGCCGGAAAGCTCGATGATGCTGTAGTAACTAATGCTCAAATATCAGGACTTTTTGCCACTGAGACCATTACAACTGCACAAGATACAGAGCTATTTGCTTGTACAATATTAACCTGTAAATGCCAGGATCCAACATGAGCTATCCTACTACTGACGAACTTATTGGTCTTGGGATCTCCCCAGAGAAGGCACAAGAGCAATCGTCGGGACCAGCAGCGCGAGAAGGGCGTAAATACATCATACAATTTGGTAGTGATAAGAATACCTCATACTGTAGGATCAATGCAGAGATGATGGAGGTTAAAGCCCCATTTGATGGAACGGTGGTTGATATCACAATTCCTGATCCTCTCCTTGGACGTATCAATTCAGTTAACTCAGTAGCTAGGGGATACAAGATCCCGTGGGAACTATTCGATACTCCAGTACAAGATCTCAAAGCGGCAAAGTTCAAACGATATACCGAGAATTTTATCCGCATGAACATCGGATCAAGGCAGGGGACAGGGTACCCCGTCATGAATCCAATGAAGTACACCGATAGAGCAACATACCTGCATAACATCAGGATGTTTACCCGTGTAGCTAAACAGGTAAACTTTCGCGGTGTATTGATGGATACCGAGCGCTACAATAGCGCTACTCTCTGGGGTAAATACTCTGACATGGATCAAACCTATACCTATGAAGAGTATAAGGCGGCGTTTAAGTCTCTCGGCGAAGAGGCAATGGCCACAATAATGGAAGAATTCCCAAATTGTGTGATTGTAATCGCAGTAAGCTATGAACAGGTAGAGCTGCATGATACCGGCTCACTAGAGACTAATAACTATGGGTTACTACCATCTTTCCTTGATGGATTCCACGATGCAGCAATAGATCCAATTAAGATCGTAAACTTCGGTGAAGAGGCGTTTTCTAACACCACCGCAGGCGATATGGATTACGATATACGATATCAAAACCGTGCACTCTTGACAGTCTGCAAAAGTAAAAACTATGACAGAGTGCACGAGCACGGTCTTGCTACTGCGATCGATTACCCGTTTTCAGGCTTTGACTTTACTACTGATACAAATAACTATAATAGTGCTGAGCAGTTTAGAACTAACATCGGGTTAATACTTGAGAGAGTACCACGATACTGTTTTGTCTATTCTCAAGAACCTAAATGGTATAGTGGAACTGCTGGTGTTGATGCTACTCCTCTTGCATATGTTGATGCTCTTGCAAGCGCACGAGCTGATGCAGGAATAGAGGTGGTGTATAACCCTAAGAGTATTCCAGGGTGTAAGCTCTATAGTACTGCCTTCGACCTCTCAGGCGCTAATGACTCGGCTATAAGCTCATGGACTAATCAAGTAACTGGCACAGCTGACTTTACACAAAGCGGAGGCAATCGGCCAGTTCTTCAAACGTCGTCTCTATTTGGTACCAACATACCAAGTGTTAAGTTTACCTCTGCTAGCTCTCAGTATTTAACCGGTAATTCTCTTGCATCAAATTGGAGTGGTACAGATGCGGGTTATTGGTTTATCTGCGTGCACATTGGTACGTCTGATGCACTTGCAGCCGATGAAACATTCTTTGGTGTTGGATTAGCAGGGAATGCAAACACTGACATATCATTCGGCGTGTCATCCAATGAAAGATGGTTTGGTAGACGTACGGATGATGCAGGATCTACCGTACAGCTCAACTCTATACATCAAGCATCCATCGAAGCCCCTCTTTACTCAACGGCGCATGTATTTGCTTATCGTAACATCGGGACAATCGGACAGGCATTTTTAGATAATACCGAAGTAATTGTCAGAGCTGAACAGGATGTTGGATTGATAACATGTGATCAATTATTCATCGGAGCGGCTGCAAAAAATACAGCAATTAAACACAACAACGGACAGATAGGGGCAATCCTTGCAGGTACGGGGATCATTGATGATGATAACCTAAAAGTAGCTTGCAGATGGCTTGCACAAAGATTCTTAATCACAACGGTGCTATAATTATGAGAATTAAGAGCTTCCTTTTATCCCTTCTGTTATCTGCTACCCCTTGTTTTGCACAGAGTACATCCTCTAGTCATGTGTGGGAGCGTGCAGCCTATGGAGATGTACCAGGTATTACCCATGTGCTTTTAAACGGGTTTGAGACCATTACAACCACGTCAAGAACTATGTGGCCTGAGCAGAGTGTTTATACTCCTCTCGCGGCGGCAATGAGCTCTCCTTATTGTGCAAGTTCTGATAACACTAATGATAATGTAGGTGGTACGGGTTGCAGGACCATGAGAGTTTCGGGGGTTGATACCTCTTACACAGCTTTCAGCGAAACCCTTACAATGACAGGGACAACCTCAGTAAATCTTACAACAGCAAACATACTTAGTATTAATAAAATGCAGTGCCTTACAGCTGGCACCACATTCAATAATACCGGCACTATCCGGTGTGGAACTGGTACCAATACAGCAGGTACCCCGGCAGTCGTACACGGTAGAATGTCGATAGGGTACGGGATTTCACAGAGCTTTATTTATACGGTCCCTGCTGGGCACACACTTGTCTGTAAAGATTTTGTCTTTGCAAGTTATGGCGTAACAGCTGCGCAATCAATCCAGTTTTATATGGATCGATATGTTGATCCAGTCGCTGGAAAGGTTCTGATACATGAAAACATTGGACAACTTAACCAAGCTGGAACTAGTGCCTACGTTAGCCCGATCTACATGACTTTCACGGAAAAAACTATATTACTCGGACAAGCGCTATCAGCGGCATCAACGGGACCGGTTCAAATGTCTGCTAATTGTCTGCTGATAAATAACAGCTGGGAAAATAGCCCACAAACTTTATTCTAATGTGTATCGATGGCAACAGTAGCGGATTTAATTTCAATTGCAGCCCGCGAAATGGGGCTTGCCAATCCTTATTATGTAGTTCCTACAAATTACCCTCCAGAAACTAATACAAAGCTTACATATCAGCTCTATGCCGTTTGTAGAGAGCTAAGAGCAAGTAGATTTTTCCCGCAGCAAAAAAGAACATACTCCTTTACTACATCGGACGGGGTCGCAACTTATGCATTCCCAGCTGATTTCTATTCGGGTCTATTAGGTACTCAGTACGATCGAAGCACTAGCTTGCAGTTAGTTGGACCAATCGATGACGGAGACTGGAACTATACCCTATATGGAGCAGGTGGTAACCCTGGTGATGTACAGTATAGGGTCTTTGGACCAAATATAGATCAGTACTCATCAGCAAAGATGATGCAGATTTCTCCTACTCCTACGGACGTTAGAACCATTAGTTATGAGTACATAACAAGGAATTTCTTTTACCCCGCAGGATGGACACCAAGCACTACAGTTTATGAAACAATTACGGCTGATACTGATGTGTGCATGTTCGATGACGACATAATGATCTCAGGCCTTAAGTATTTCTATAAAGAGGCATCAGAGCAAGACCACGAAAAAGATAAGAGTGATTTTAACCGCAAGCTAGACAATGCGCGTGCGCGTTGGGTTGGCAGTAGTAGAGGTACATTTGGCTATGGTCATTCTGGCCGTCGCTATAATACCTCAACCCGTGGAAGTTGGAGTATATAATGAGCTATTACGATCCCCCTGCTGGCCCTCAAATGCCTAATAAATATCCTACAGCAGTAGGTAATAACTACCGCAAGTATGGAGAGCAGCAGGGGAAGATCTACGATCCTTACACGGATAAGTACTATAATCCTAACCCTAACTCACCCGAAAGGAAAAAATACTTTCAGGATATGGGGCAGATTGAGAAGGATCCTAAAGAGGCTAGCTTAATGGATCAAGTAGTTCCAGCAGCCGTTACTATGGGGAGTATCTATGCTGCAAAATCCCTAGGGGAACAGGCGCCGGGCTATTTAAGCGGGTTATTATCCGGTTCAGGTTCTACAGCAGCAACAGCAGCAACGACGGGCGGCGCTAAAGTGGCTGGACAAGCAGCGGCGCAGCAAGCCGCGCAAGTAGCAGCACAACAGGCGGCACAGCAGGGAGCTGGTCAAATTGCAGAAACAACTGGAACCGGTATGCTAGGAGAGGCCGGGCAATATGTTGGACCAGCGCTAGCAGCGGCAGCAGCAGCGAAAGGCACTTACGATGCATACAAAGGATGGGAGCACGGCGGGGAAGGAATGCGTTCAGGGCTCACATCAGCGGGCGCAGGTATCGGATCGCTTATGTTTGGACCCGGATTAGGCACAGCAGCAGGCGCGGCGTTTGGTAACGTCTTAGGTTATGGACTGCAAGGGGACGGATGGAAGAATAAAGCCGCATTACTTGCGACATCTCCTATCCTTCTCGGCGCAAAGCTTGCAGGTGTGAATCTAATGAAGAAGACCACAAAGCAAGTACAGCAAGAGCACACGCAAGATCTATCTAAACTCGATCCCAATAATGCAGCATGGCAAAACTATCTTGGTGGGATGCGTAATCAAGTAGCTAATAAAGAAGCTCCTTTTGCTGGCAAATATAAAACATTTGATGAGTATAAGAAGGCAGGGCTACAGGCTAACGATTTAACCGGTGTATACGGCAATCTCAAAACTTTCGGCCCCGAGTGGGAAAAATTATCCTTTGCAGATAAGCAGAAAGTTACGCAGGCGCTTATCGATGCAAATATGTATAATTCTAAGAAAGGCGAGGTAGTTGTAACCGACTCCGAAAAAGCAAAGCAGATCAGAGATCAGGTCCTAGGCATTAAGCCCCCTCCTAAAGTTGCAACGAAGGTTACTCCTAAACCCCTTATAGATACCAAGGTAACTAATAAGGCTCTTGGGGGGCTTCTAGCTAAGAAATAATGCCTAGTCAAACTTATAGCTATAGTATTGATTCATTAGCAGGTGGAGCTAATCTTAGGGATCCTCCCCATAGATTGCCCGCAAATGACGCATATTACATCAATGGATATAGATGCTTTGAAAAATCATTAAAGGCAGTAGGCAAGCAAACGGCAGGCCCTAATCTTGGTGATGACGTGCGAGTTATGCACGTCACCCAAACCTCAGCATTTGCGGATATACTAATAGCTTGCACTGATTCAAGCATTAACTCCATTACGTCTGCATGGGCTGAAACAGACATAACCGGCGCAATGACTGTCACCAATGGCCTATTTTCAGGAATAAATTTTAATTCCTATTTAATCCTATGTAATGGGACTGATCCAGTAATTAAAGTAGATGGTACCCCTACATGCTCAACAGCGGGCTTTGTTGGACCGTCGGGAGCTGATACAGCATTAGAGCAAGTATGGGCACACCAGAACAGGCTTTATTTTACACAAAAAAATTCTAACAGTTTTTGGTGGGGTGGGAGAAATAGCATATCTGGTACTCTAAAAGAATATCCTCTACAGGGTATATTTAAGCGACGCGGGAAACTTTTATTTGGTACTACATGGTCTACAAACCAAGGCTCAAATGCTGAAAGCCTAACTATACTAGTTTCAGATGCTGGGGAAGTTCTGATCTATACAGGTGATTATCCTGATTCCAATACGTGGAGATTACTTAGTAGAATTGAGATTTCAAAACCAATAGGAAAGAATAGTTATGTAAATATCGGTGGAGATGTAGCGATATATACACAAAATGGCCCTATCTTATTATCGCAAGCCATTTCTAGTCCAGCAACTCCAGCAGCACTATTTAAATTAACTGATAAAATATCAGGAACATTTAGAAGGTTATCATATCCAGCAGCGGGATATGGAGTAATGTCAGTAGATACGAAAGAACCATTTTTATACATAATGGGTGCTTGGGACTCCAGGGAATATAGGAACAGCGGACAATATGGTGGTTTGTGGTGTCAAAACCTAAATACAGGGGCATGGTCTTTTATCAGCATTAATGATGGTTCAGCTGGTCCGATAAGTATGACCTTTGCATTTGGTACGCTTGTTTTTGGCTTTGCAAGCGGAAAAACATATTATCTATTAACCCCATTTCTAGATTCCGAGGGATACTCAGGATGTTTGGGACTAAGTAATAGATACATAGAATCGGGATGGTTAGATCTCGGAACACAAAAACAAAAAAAAATAACTGGCTTTAGAATATATGTAAGTAATGACCCCAATTATGACTTACCAACAGATACAATTTATGCAAAAACAACTTACGCAATTTCATTGCAGTCCGATCTTGTCGTTTTAAATCCTTTCTTTCCGCGGGCTAATAACTGGACTTATTACCCAATATTGGAGAACGGTAAAAGTATAGGAGAGGGTGTAGTTCCATTATACAGCACTAATATCTCCTGTTTAAACTTAGACGGGTGCGGAGCGGAGGGGCGTTATTTTAAACTTACGATAATTAATAATAGTTCTGTAAACAATCAGATAGATGAAATTTTTAACATAGAAATAGATTACACAATTGGAGGCCCCAACTAATGGCAACACAGAAGAAATTTATCACCACAAAGTACGGTACTAAAATCGACATTAGTGGTTTATCGCAAGATCAAATAAATAAAGTACGAAATACTGCTGAAGCTAATGGCGCTTATGGTGGTAAAGGCGCTGCACTCGCTGATAAAATGCGCGGTAATACTGGCGGCGGCGGTAATGGTGGTGCTGGTGTTACCCCTCGAACTACTAGCGCAACACAAAAGAATCCCTATGGAACTAGTACCACAACTACCGATGAAAATGGGAACGTAACAACAGAAGAGAAACTTACAGATACACAACAGGGGCTCTTAGATAAAGATCAAGCACTTGCTGGTGCTGCAAAAGATATCGCGAATAATCAACTAGATCAGGGGAACTTTGATACTAATTTTGTACCTAAAACATCAGAGCGAACCAGCGGAGCAGATTTAGAGGCTGATAGAGCTCGAATAGAAGAAGCCCTCTATGCAAAAATGACCAGAGATATAGACTCTCAAGAGAAGATGGGCGTTGAGCAAAGAGGACAGGATCTCTTAGATGAGGGTATCCCCTTTAGTAACGATCCAGAATCTGCATATCAGCAGAGAATGAGAGATGTCACAGATAGGTACAGCAGGGACAGAGAGAGTGCGCGGCTATCATCTATACAACAGGGAGGGGAGGAGTATCAGCGTAATTTTGGCATTAATGAGCAGCGGATTGCAAATGAGTATTCCCAAGGAATGGGGACGCATCAGCAGCAGCTATCAGATATTAATAATTTCTCGCAGATGGGCGCACAAGTACAAGCACCTCCAGGGATGGATCCAGCAACATGGGCACAGCTTAGTGCACAGGAGAAGCAAAGGATATCAAACGAGGCAATAGCAAGGATGCAGAATAGGACACAGAATAGAGCAATAGATGCAAGTAACAGATCGAGCGGTGGCACAACACAAGAAAATTCAGCATTTCCAAGTGGTGGATTATAGGAGCATATGGGCGGACTAGAAGACTTAGCAAATCTCCTTGCAGTAGGAGCGACACAAAAGAAAGAGATTGCAGCGAGCGATCCTTACTTGCAATTCCAGCAGGCACCGGACGCTATATCAAGCCTGATCATGCAATCTGCGACTAATCCTAAATATAGCACTAAAGAGAAGGTGATAGCGGGTCTATTATCCGGTCTTACTAGTGGTGTATTCGGTGGCCTGTCAAATGATTACCAAGCGCGTGCGGGGCAGGCATACGGCGATGTAGTTACTGGGATAGCTCAAGGTAAAAACGTAGAGCGTCCTAGTGTGTTGAGTCCATCAGTATTTCAGAGTGCAAAGCAGCAGGGGTCAATCTTTACGGCTAATAAGCTTGCTCAACAGTTAGAGAGAGAACAGAAGATTGAAGATATCAGACTGAGCGAGCGAGCCAAGAAGTTAGGAGAATTAGGAGCATACGACGCAATTCCCGCTAATGGTAATATTGCAGCAGGCGGCGGACTGCTTAACCCCATGAATAAAGCTATTGCAGCGGAAGAAGACGCACAAAAAGCAGCTCTATTGAAGAGTGGTCCAGGCGTTGCGTTTGATGCGATTGCTTCAGCTATTCCAGGTCTTAAACAGATGGCACAAGATGATTCAGGTACGTCTGATAATGCATACGCCATGCTACTAATCAAATCGATGGGCGGCGGTGTCGTAAATGAGGGCGAGCGCGTTGCAGTAGAGGGAACAGCATCAGGGCTACAAAGAGTTAAAGGTTCCCTGGAGCGAATACTGAATGGTGGATCTAAATTAACGGTGACTGAGAAAATCAAAGGATTGAAAGAGCTCCAGGATATGGCGAAAGATCAATTTTCAGCCTTTAAGAAATATGCCGAACCGGGTTTAGTCACATCAGAATCACGAGGAGGAAAGCGAGCTAACATATTCCCCTACTCTCAGGAATATGTCGATGATATATTATCTCCCAAAGTGATATTAAAACAAAGAGCTCTAGAACTTGCAGGATCAGGGAAAACAGCAGCTGAAATTGCTGCAACGTTAAGAGCAGAAAACGAAAACGCACAGGCGCGTGATGCAATGAGTGGTGGACCGATTGGGTGACATATACGATCAAATAGCACAAGAGGCAGTATCTCAGGGCTCACAAGTAGCACAGATACAAGCCCCAACCCAAGAACTTGATATATATGATCAGATAGCACAAGAGGCAGTGAGTCAAACCCCAATTAGTAGCAATTATGGGATTGGATCACTTAAAGATATTGCAAACGCTGGAACTGACGTACTATCAAACCCCTCAAGTATTGCGGACTTTGTTGCTGACAGTGCAAGCAATGGAGTAGCAAGTACAATCTTTTCTAGATTACTAAATCGCGATCAGAAAATGGGGGTACTGAAGGGAGTAGCTAGAGCGGGTTCAGATGTTGTTGCAGCCCCGGCGGATCTAGTCTATAGGGGCGGTAACTATTTACTTGATAAAGCAACGGGGGAGAATACCGATCTAACTGGTGGCTATCCATCAGACTACAGAAACCAATTTCTTGATTATATCTCAGGTGGAGAAGGAGACAAAAGAGCGGAAGCAGCTACGCAAGCTCTAGGGAATATCGCAACGGTATTTGCAGCACCGAGTCAAGCAAAAAACATAGCAAATAATATACCTATTTTAAGCAAATTAGCGCAGGGGAAAGACGCAGGGTCAAATATTGCTAGTATATTTAGCAAAGCAATAGGGTATGGAGTAGAAGGCGCGGGAATCTCTGCATTGATGAATCCAAAGAGTGAGAACTTAGGCGAAGAAATGAAACGCGGCGCAGAATGGAATATTGCAATTCCAGCTGCTATGAACGTAGCAGAAAGAACTGCAACAGCGATCCCCGGAAAAATAAAAGCCGTTAAAGAGTTTATAAAAGATACATTTAAGCCAGATCTAGAAGCAAAAGCGAAAGAGGCAACGTTAGAGACTTTGCAACAATACACAGACTTAGCAAAGTTAAAAACACAATTGGAGCTTGTTCATCCGACCACACCCCCAGTTACAAATCCACCTACCTCTCCAAAAGCAGGAATACTAGATAATAATCCTTTCGCATCTACGTTTACGACGGCGGAAAAAATCAACAATGAAGAGCTAGGACTACTCACCAAAGTACTTGAAAACAAAATCCCAGAGGCAGGGATTAAAAAAACGGCTATGGATGTCGCAAGAGCCAATAAACGAAGCGAGATATTCAAAGCTGCTCAAGGTCCTACTGTGTCAAATGAGCAGGTAGGAAAATTAATACAGAAAGGTCTCGGAGATAACGCGGACGAATTGAGCGGTGCCGTCTCCACAGCTTACAAAACAGCAGAAGCCGGGGATCTTGTCGCTCCAATTGCACAGGCTAAGGTTAGCATCAAAGAAGAACTAGCAAAGCAATTAGAAGATTTTGGACCTATAGATACATACTCATCTAAGGTAATAGAAAAGTTTATGGAACTCCCAGACAACTTATCTATGTCTCAATTGCAATATGCACGTAAGCAAGTAGGCAAGTTACACGGCGATCTAGATCAGATGTTAAATGCTGGTCCAGATATTACAGGAGGCAAACGACTGTTAGCTAGTCTTTTCGGGAAACTAGATGAGGCTGAAAAGGCGAGCATTTCGCCGACACTAGATAATTGGTTACTACCTCAAGGTGAGCAACAAATTCAGCAAATAGCAGCCGTAAAAGCGGCGCGAAAGCTAGCACAAGAAAAAGGCGAAACATTCGGAGAGAGAGCGGCAGGTGAGATATTGCGAAAGGGGAGATATGGTAAGCTTGAAATGTTACCCTCAGATGTAGCAAAAACAGCTGTAAGAAGCCCGGAAGACGCACGCCAAGTAATGAAAGGATTAAACTATAATCCAGGAAAGACGGTAGAGGCTAGGCAGGCATTAGGCAGTAATCTGCTAGATGAATTAGTCCCTTCGATGGGAGAATTTAACGCGCGAAGCTTTGCCAACAAATGGGATAAATTAGAGCCATCGGCAAAGGAAGTTCTTTCGCGTGAAACTATCGCAGCGGTTGAGAAAGTAAAAGGCGATCTAATAGGCGAAAGCGCATTTAACGCAAGAGTCGGGAATGCAAGCAAAGGGCAATCTGCAACGTCTCAACGAATGGGCGCGGCCTCATTTGCTAAAGATACAATACTAGAGGCAGTTAGATCAAAGACTGGCCCCCTAGGAAAATTGTTCGAAGTGATCGGATCAGATAGAGCGACAAAAATAGAATCAATGGTCGATGAGGCATTAACTAAGATTGCATTTGATAGTAAATACGCAAAAGATTTTCTAAATACCGCACCTAGTAAAGAAGCAGTAGAAAAGATCTCGAAAGAAGCAATAAAAAAAATAATAGATAAGGAATTCTTAAGCCGCATAACGATAGGAACGACATCAGCTATAATGTCTCCAGGATTTAAAGAGAAGCAAAAGCAGGAATCACTACAATCTAAAGTATTCAGTAAAAAAGGGGAGAAGAAGATGCCATCAGATCCAGCTACAATCAAAAAAGTAGAAGCAAAGATCGACTCTGATCCCGTTGATGCCACTATCTACGAAATGGAATCATCACGTAACCCACTAGCTAAGAATACCAAGAGTACTGCGTCAGGGGCTTTCCAGCTCATTAAGAAAACTCAGCAAGCGTTCGGAGTTACAGATCCTTTCGATATAGAGCAAAACTATGGAGCATATAAAAAGCTTCGTAAAGAGAATGAAGCACGGTTCGGATCTAATCCTATATTATTGTACTCAGCTCATTATCTCGGTGCTACCGTACTAGATAAAGTTTTAAAGGGTAAAACACTAACTGAAGATGAGCAGGCGCAAGTAAAAGAGCTCGAGAATAAAATTCTGCCTAAATTTGAAGCGCTTTATAAGAGCAAATTAAAAGGCACGGTAGAGGCATGAACTCTAATATAGTAACACCATTTAAGCGTTATGAATCTGTAGAGGGAGTATTACCTTTGTACTCTACAGCGCGTACATGGGCGGTGGGGACTAATCATCAAATAGTTGCAGCCGTATCTGGAAAAGTAATTGCAGTAATGGGAATCATTGCACAAACAAACGCAGCATCCCCACTTAAATCAGTAGTAGAATTCATCGATGGGAGCGGAGGAACTGCCATAACGATCCCGCTATCTGTCGCCACTGATTTAGAAGATCCTACACAATTCCCGGTCGATGATAATGAATATTGTAGGACTAGTACAGGCATCGGATTATACGCAAATGTAACTGTTGCTAGGGTTGGTTTATGGGTTAGGTACATAGTATACACCCCAGATTTATAACTAAAAGGAGAAACTTATGAGCTTTGACGGACAAAAAACAGCAGAAAAAATCAAAGGATGGGTAGGGTTCGCACTCAGTCTCCTTCCTATTGTCTCACTGATCCCGAGTCCAGCAGTGCAGGCGATTGCAGTACAGGTCAATAGTTTTATCCTTGTTCTTCTTGGTGCTGGTGGAGTCGCACTACAGGCAAGAAGCCCCGCAATCGTTGGGAAAAATAAAGAATAAATATAACCGGGGCTAGCAATCCCGGCCATTAAAAAGCCCAATGAAAACCGAAGAAATATCAAGTTTCATTCCTGAAGTGTGTAAGGTGAATTATGCCTTACTAACTGAATTACGTGATACTAACCGAAAGATAGCCGATAGCGCGCATCATTTATCTAAGCTAGATATATTAGTTGATATCAGAGATCATCTAATGAGAGCAGCTACTGGAAAAGATCACCTTGAAACTAAAATAGCAATGGTCTTATTTAAGATCCTTGGATGGGTTATATTCGGACAGATGATAGTGATCGTTTACCTACTCACAGGGGGACATGTTAAAATACCATTCAATTAAGCTAGTCTTAGCATCTCTATTTTTTGCTTCACCTGCTTTTGCAGATATCACCGTTAACCTTGTGATAGCTCAAGGCCCTAATAGCCTCACCAAGGCAGAAGCCGATCAGCTATTTAACGAGGCGAACCTCCAATTTACGTCTCAGATTGGGGAACCTTTAAGAATAAAGCATTATCGATTTATCAGTAACCCTTTCCCGGAGGAGCAGAAAAAGCTCTCTAAGAGGCTTAGAATGTTGCGCCTATGGGATGGGTGGTTTGAACGCCGAGGTGTGGGCGCTGATGTTAATTTTGCGATTACTCCACCATTTGAGGAGGGCGGTCTCTATTGGCTTGCTGGATACTCGGAAGCCGTATGTAAGAAGGGCGGCGTTGCCTACTCCACGGCTGAAGTATTTAATAATTATGGCGCACCTCGCTTTGAACACTCAAAGGTCGCGTTTTTACATGAATTAGGCCACGTAGTGGGAGCACCACACGAAGATTCCAACACAATCATGCACGCTGATGCGACGGCAAGAACTGACAGTATGACGAAGATAAGGTATAGTAATCAGAGCTCAGAGCGGATCAAAAAGTGTATAAAAAACTGGTAAATAAATAATGTACGGACTCGATCACCTTGGAATCGCAAAATATCCGAAAGAAGCAAGAGATTCGTTTCAACCTGGTTTTGCATTAGGTGCATTTAGCAATACATTTGGAAACGCGATCCCCGCAGTAAGTAAACTGTTATCAATGGGGGAGTGTTACGCAGTCAGGATCCATTTAGCATGGCGCGATAATCATAAATTTAGCCTTAAAGATCTGCCCGGAATAATCAGAGAAGCAAAGAGATGGGTGCCCATAGTCAAGAAATACTCTAATGTAAAATGGTATTTTAGCGGGGCATGTGAGAACAATCTATCTAAAGCGGATGCTCTATTATACGCAAAAAAGGTACTATCTGTATTGCCAACTGTAACCTACGTGCAGTGTGGAAGTAAGCAGATTACCGGGGATAATATAATCAATGAGGTTCACGGCGTTAAAGCCAAGCCTTTAAAAGGTCGTTATATTTTCAGCTTTGATGGTAATGGGTGTGTAGATGCTGATGTTGAAAAGCATAAGTTAATTCATAAGGATTCAGAAATATTTTTTCTGTGGGAACCGCGATTTAATGGAAGGTGGGAATCTAAGGACACGACACAGCGCCCACTACGTAGAGGATGGCCAAATGGGAAACTCATAGAATCCGTTATCTGTTTAACAGGGGATAAGGGCGCAACTAATCCGCCTAAAAACTGGATCTATAAATCTCACGCAGAAAATCACGGACCTAAAGACACCAAAGCAGAACACCCCGTTATAATATGCCCGATTAAAACGGAGCGGATCATCCTGAAAGATCTAAATGGTCAGGTGGTCGACATACTCCCATACTACGGTCCTTATGACGGCGGCGGCTATCGTTACTACTCCCAAAAATGGGGCTACGATATCGCAAGAGAACCAGTTAGAATGTGGGTAAATGGCGTATCTTATGGATTTATAAACCCGGTATTTCGAGATGGGAAATATCACGATTAGAGCGGCGATCGTTGCGCTACTGCTAGTATCAACACTTGGTATGGTACGGGCTAAAATCGTATGGACAGAATGGAATCCGTCAACCACGAATACAGACGGCAGCCCACTTACAGATCTAGCAGGGTATAATATTTATATAAGCGTACCTCAACCGTCATCTACTCCGACCGGTCCAGCGTGGAATTATCCAGTGGTAACAGTAGATCCTAGTTACACCAAATGGCCGTTTTGGGTGGGAATACACGATGATTATTACGTGCAGATATCAGCGATAAACTCAGCAGGTAGGGAGAGCGCAAAAACACCAAAAGTGTTGATAAGCGGAAGAACCCCCCCTATGTTACCATAGGAGGGGAGTATAACTATATCGAGCTCAACTTATTTGAGAGTGCCTCGATGCCATCCTTAAGAGAGGATGCCTCAGATCCAAGCGCATCAAGCTGCTCTTGGCTAACGAGAGATCCACCGGCTGCAATCTCAGCACGGAGAGCAACAACAAGAGCTGCAACACTATCCACTTTACCATCAACGACAGCAACAGACGCCTTTGCAGCAGAAACGAGATCGAAAACTTCCTGATAAGATGCCATGATAAAAGCTCCAAAAAATAAAACTAAAATGATTAATAATACAAAAAAGTATATCGACATTACGCCAATAATATACCTGTATCATGTAGTCTGGGAACGTGCTATCTCAAAATAGTTGTAAGAGTATAATCAAAAACATATCAGGGTATAAAATGAAAAAACTAATCTTAGCTTTGTGTTTGTTAATTCCTGCTCTTGGAAGAGCGGATAATATCTCTTTTATCTGGGATCCCGTCACTACTGGGGTAGATGGTCAGCCTGTAATTGGATTATTAGGATATAAGCTATACATATCAAATACAGCCGGAACGTATGGAGCAGCACCAAAAATACAGGTGGTCGGGAATACTACAGTGATCACAGAAAATGCAATCGGTACATATTTTGCGGTAGTACGTGCTTATAATGAGACTGGAGAGAGTGCGAATTCGAACGAAGTTACATTCCAAGTTAAGGCAAAAGTACCAAACGCCCCTACTCAATTTAAGAAAATTCCATAATTACTTGTATGATATTCATCATACTCGTGTATAGTGGTGTATAGAAGGCCGAAAGGTTATCACTTTATCGGCATCAAGGCGCATTAATAAAGAGTCCCACCTCGGATCCCCATCCAGTTAGTAACTCTAAGTTAACCGCCTTGATGCCGTATGTTTTACGTGGAAGGTTCTAGCACGTCTGCACATGCGCTCTACTAAAAAGACGTGTGTAAGGACTATAGGAGATCATGACCTCCTCGAAAGGTTCTTTTGAGCCTTCCACCTATTTCATTATGCGCCGTTACAGAGGCAGAAAATACCGCAATAAACCGGTCATTATAGATGGCATAAAATTTCCATCCACTAAAGAAGGCAATCGCTACTCAGATCTTAAGCTCCTACAAGCAGCAGGTAAAATACAGAACCTAGTTATACATCCAGTATTCTATTTCGAGCTAAACGGCGTCAAGATAGGACGCTACACCGCTGACGCTCAATACTACATAAAATCAACTCCTCGCCTGCAAGTAGAGGATACAAAAAGTTGGGGCACTATGACCACTGAGGCGCGGCGTACCCATAAATTATTCAAGGCATTTTATCCTGAACATGATTTTGTAATTTATGGATTAGATAATGAGCGGAAAGCTAAACGGAAAACTAGACGACGATGATCTGTGTGGGCTTGCCCCCTTCACGACACTCAAGATTGATCCCTATCGCAAGGGAGCTTGTAAAAATCATGATGAAGCATTCGAGAGAATGATCGCGGGGGATCCAGATGCATCATTGGTTAATACTACACTTAGATTCGCGCGAGATACCACGTCAGTGGCTCTTAAAGGTCTCTATGCCGTGGCTACTTTCCCGCTCTACCTTACCATAGGCACGTTAGGCGGGATCATTAGATGGGGGTTACTATCAAGGCGTAAATGAGAGAGCGCATAATGATAGCCTCTACTTGGCAAGAGTTCCAAGGAGAAACCTTAGAAATTAAAGGTATAAAGAGGCTTGCACATGCAATGATCGTTAGAGCAATACTCGATTCTAAAGGCCCTGCAAGCGGGGCCAAATTCTACACTAAAAAAGCAAACCAACCACAAGAAATAATTAGAACAGCGATTGAATGGTTACTTAAAAGCGAGAATATTGAAGCCCCAAGTTTCTTCTGGTGTTGCGAGATTCTAGGCATCGAGCCACGAAGATTAAGAAAATATCTTTCATCCCCTCAAAACAACGAGAGGATACAAAGATTTCTATACTCCAGACAGGCAAAGCCTAAGTAAATTTCTTACCATACTTTTCTAAAAGTGCCTCTCTCACATAGCTTGCTATGCTTCTTAAGCATAAACTTTGCTCTGAGAGAGAGGATAGATGTTCGTGTATCTCCCACGGCACGGTGATAGATAACCTATAATCTTTCACTTTGGGCTTCTTCTGTTTCCCTTTGACTTTCACTAATTGCTCCTTGTTCTGATATGCGTATTTCATCTACCAGTAATTCCTCTATGTATTTGATGCATAGATCTATACCTACGATTATCCCCACGGTAACGGGGGTAAGGTAGGATTCACATACTTGTGATTTTAAAACGCATTCTTTGTTTTTTAATGTTTGTAACGCGGTCTCATAACTTCCAAAGTTTCCCATGTGTGTGTCTCCCTTTAGTTGTGTTTAACTTCTATTGCTGCTACCTCCAAACGATTATCTTTCGTTAACTCTGCTACTCTACGCTTAATCCTATCAAGTGGCTTCTCAGTCTCTTGAGGGGCGTTTATTTCCTTATGCCACTGCTCTAAACCGTCTGCACTATCATCTTCTTTTACCTCTTCCTCTACCTTTATTCCGCCTACAATTATTTCAACTAGATGCTCATCCAGCCTTTTATTTAGCTTCTTCGGACTAATCCAGTAGTCTCGTTTCTCATCGTATACCGCACCCTCTTTCTTGAGGTAATCTTTTTGAGCCTCTGCAATATCATTAATTTTATAGCAAAACTCACCCTTAGGCTCTTCTAGCTGCAATGGTGCGGGCTTTGTTACCTCCTTTGGTCCAGCATACAGGGGGGGCATCTCCTCCTCTGTGTAGAGACCATTAAGCTCTTGCGGGAAGGCTTCACGTAAAGCCATGCTCTTGGCGCACTTGGCGATCATTACGCTTCCCTTGGTCTCCCAAACCCCTTTGTTACCGTATGTGTTGGGTATGTAGTACTCGCTCCACAAAGCCTCAAACACAGAGGGATATTTGCGGTCCTTACGATACACTTTAGCTATAGCAGAGGTGATATAGCCGTCTTTGTCTCGCTTAATCTCGCATTCCATACCGTCAAACATGGGATGCTTATTTGCAATGGCTAGGAAGCCATTGATCCCCGTCATTATCTGCACTCTAGGGGCAACTACCGTTCCATCTTTTTTTGTGTACCCTTTGGTCTTAATAAACCACACTTCTTTTTTGAACGGGTTTAATCCAGTCGCTTCACAGAGCCCTGAAAACATTGCAAGCTCCGCATCTGTAGCACCTATTGCAACGGTGTCCTTTAGAGTTTGTATCATCTTAGGGTCGCTATAGTTTATCATTCCTTTTTCTTCCATCATTCCCTCTCAAAAATTAATCTTCAAAATCAACTACACAGTTACAACAACACTTTTTTAGTGGATCATCTCTGTTCGACGCCCCCACGCCATCATTCTGTTGTAACTGCCTACAAAGCTCACACTTAAACCAGTCTTTAGGATATCGCCCCATGACAGCATCCTCTAGATCTGCGAGCCTCAAACGTAGCTGCATGTTCTCGTTATACATTTCTTTTTCTCTACGAGTGTAGTTCTCAGTAATAATCTTATCTAGATTATCTATTGCATCTCCTAATGATGCCTTTTTGATTGCCTCTCTTCCCTTTGCAGTAATGTATATTTTATCATTATCAGTTGGTTTATATGGTATAAACATTTTTTCCCCCATATTAGTATTTTAACCCTAGTTTATTAGCCCTTACTAATGACCGCCCTATGTCACTAACTGACCAGCGCCGATAAGTGGTGCTATCTATCAATAGAGCACGTCTTACCCAATTTTCCGAGCGACAGCACCAATGCTGATGTACGGATGTAATCACAAGTCTAAATGAAGTATCTTCTTTAATCATATATGCCCCTGCTTTTCTGTTCATATCTATATGATGCACCATAGTGGTGAAGAGTGCAAGTATTATTGTTTGTCTAAGAAAAATAATTGTGATATATAAATAACATCATTCCTTATTTCCTAGTGTGGCCCCCGGTGTAATAGCCGGGGGTTTTTATTTCGTGCTTAGCTCGTAAATCTCCTCCATAAACTTATCCGCATCCTCCTCAGACTCAAAGATATAAACAAAGTCATTAATTAGTATATGCGTTTGGGCTGGCCGGAAGTTTAACTGGGAGTAGTTAACCTTGCGAACTAGAAGTATCTTCGATACATCTAGGAGCGATCCATTTTTTAATTTTGATAGTGTCATAAATCCCCCTATTTATTGTAGTTAAGTGCATCCTGTATGTACTGGATGGTCTCGTTTCTCTTTTCAAACTGAGCATTAATGATCCAAAAAGCTTTTAAAAGCTGTTCTTTACTCATGTTTTTAACTTGCTTCTCGGTGCCTTTGCTCTCGTCAAAGCGAAAGGTTTTATCTTGAAGATCCTGCTCTATATACGAAATTACATAAGCCTCTCGAGCCTCTTCAAACTTCTTTAATCCCTGGTCATATCCGTACTTGCACGCCTCAACCAACAGAAACATAAGAGCCAAGAAAACAAACAGCCTTATAACCTTAAATAGATCTTTCAGCATCAAGATAGCGGTATTTGGCTTACGAACGATATCAGATAATTCAATTGTGTTTTCCATTGTAAAAACCTTTGTAAAAACTTGTGTGTAAAAAATGCCTCCGAATGACGGATCGGAGGCTACCCCGTAATACTTTACGTCTTAATAATCTTTTTCTTTCTGGATCTTTTTAGCGTTGGTATTAGCGAGGGCTGATGCAGTAGTGTTTGACACTCCGGTTAACCCATGATACCCAATTTCTACCCCAAAGGAGCAGCCAATTAAGTTAAACGCCAAGTATGCCGCAATGAGCATAGGGATAATAGCGCCGAATTTAGTTTTATTGTTTACAGTTACGTTTTCCATTTTCTTTTCCTTTTGTGTGTTAAAACCTTACTTCTCGAACATTTTTGCATAGCTTGCGAGTCTACGGGCTGCCATTAGCTCATCTAGTTCGCATTTTGTTAGACGCTCCTTTTTGATTAGACGATTCATAGTTTTTAGCGCACCATCAAACTGATTCATTATATCAGATGCGACTAAATCATTTCTTACTCTCTCCTCTTCGCTTTCAATTATCCAAACATTCCTTCTTTGCATTTTAACCTCCAGTAAAATAGGCTTTATTGCCTATAATAAATCTATCGGTTCTTTTTCTTCCGCCCTTTAGGGTTATTTATATCTTTTTTCCCATATTTTAACTCAATACGTTTAATAGCTTCTTTTACCTTTGGACTAAGTTTATTTCGCATCGTTCAGCTCCTTATACTGTCTTTGCCATTTATCCCGCTCGATATTCATTAGCCCCCGCACATCTCGGGAAACATCCCACCACACGGAGTGCATTTCAGCAAAAGCATCTTCTAGTCTTTTGATCCTAGCTTCTAATTGCTCTTCTCTTTTTTTTGCTAGCAACATGAGCGCGTCGTTAATCTCGTTGATCGAGTACGTGCCTGGCGGGATGTTGTTTTTACTATCCATTATTTAAACGCCTCGTTAAGTTTTCTTATTTGTTCCTCTAAGATTTCGACCATCGTATTTTTTAAAACCTCTTCCCAGTTTGGATTGCTGGCCATTACCTCGCCGGAAATTTTAACGTATGGAAAAATCATCAAATAGAGCGCGTCTTGAGATGTGTGCGTTGTTAGCTCCAAAGAAGGCCCTATTATAGCATTTATTTCTTTTATGCGATCGTTGTTCATTATTTCACCCACACTTTAAGAACCGTTAGATAAATAATAGCCCCGGCCATAACGGACATAAACAGACCAATAAGACCTAAAATAGTATAAATATAATCTCTCATTAGTCGTGCCCCTCCTCTGCATGCGGATTAGGATTAACCCACTCCCCACTTGATTTATCGCTATGAGATTTTTTAATCTGTAGCTTGTCCATGATCCGCTCTACATGGTCAACGGTATTTTGGAGCATTTTTATGCGCTCTCTTACTACGATGTCGGCGCATCTTGGACTCATAGATTCCGCTTTGAAGGGGGTTAGGATCTCGTTAAACTCTTTGGTTAGTTGTTCGTGGGTTGCTGGTTGATTACTCATAAATCCTTATATCTTGTTGCATAAGATTCTTTCTGTCTTTCTAAAAACATTTTTAATATCCGCTCATGCCATTTGTAAGTAAGTTGTTTCATTTTATCTAGATGCTTGTTTGCCAAATCAATGCACTTATCACATAAGAAAGCGATCTCTTTAGTGCAGTATTGATCATGCAGTCTATGCATCTCGCCCTTATTACATCCGCATAAATCGCATCTATTATAAGTGGTACTAGTTGTATAGTTCACTTAAACCTCCTCATAAACATAAACCACGGTCTTGCCGTCGTCTTCTGCCTCTGTGTTTTGATATGTATATTTTCTTACTGGAGGGGCACCAATAGGAGATTCTATTGCCCTAAATATAGGGACTCTTCCAAGGTCAGCATAGGCTAATTCTCTCTTTTCTAGGCCGTCCTTACTCCTATAGAGTATGAAGTACTTGTTATCGTCGGGGGGAGTGAGGGAAAGATTTTTCTCGCTCTCCCAATATTGATGATAACCGAGACAATACTGGTAATCCCCATTCCCTAACCTTAGAATACCAAGTACTTTATACTCTACATCCCCAACATAAACCTTCTGGTCGATCTCGTATTTTGGTTTCATATTAATCCTTCTCTATTTCTTTCCACTCTTTTTCAATGTCAGAGGTTAAGTACCGACTTGCCCCATCCTGTCTTATCACTCTAGAGAGTCCGTATCGCATATCGTGCAAGTAGGTATCCCGCATGTCTTCTTGTCCCAATAAAGAGATAAAAATTTAGGCATCTTGCTATACTCCATCTTCTCGGATTTCACGCTCTTTTCGAGTCCGTCCTTACTCCTATAGAGTATGAAGTACTTCTTATCGTCGGGGGGAGTGAAGGAAAGATCGCGCTCAAGATACCAGATATATTCACCATCTATCTGGTAAGAATACACCGATCCGTATCCTATAGGTTTTTTCTGCACGCCTGTAATTATTCCCTGTTGTTTAGTTTGTAGGCAGTAAACCTTCTGATCAATGTCATATTTTGGTGTCATAAATTTCTTTTTAAAATAATTAAGGTGTTGCCCAGTACCAGTTAATAGGTATCTCATAGCGTCCATACGATCATCCCAATTAGGTTGCCATGTCTGACATTTATCTAGAACTTTCATAGTTAGCCGTATAAATAAGCGGACATTAAAACTTGAACCTGTCTCTCTAATTCCTTAATCCTCTCCTCTAGCTTCTTCTCTCTCTTCTTTGTATCCCTATTGATCCGATGCTCTAGATCCCACATTCGTTTTTTAGTTGCTCTCACGTTTCTGAGTGTTGCGTCTTTTGGGTTCTTCTTGGTTTTCATATTAATCCTTTTTTCTAAACTTTAAGATCCAACTACCAGCCATTTTCTCCGCCTCAACTAGTTCGATCGGATGATTCATAGCTAGCTCATACCCTTGAGCACTGGTAAATATTACATCATCGGGGTATGCCTGATCAGTTTCCATCGCTTCTTTTACCTCCCGTAATACCTGATTAAGATTATCAACTGTTAGCCCATCAGATAAATCAATCTTCATTTTTCCGATCATATTCATCTTTCTCAAAACCAAACTTTAATGAGCGTACATATGATCGCTACTTCAAAAAATAATCTGATACATAAACCAATGAATAATCTTAGATCTGACATATTAATCCTTAAGTAACTTGATTATCTCATCCAACCGATCAGCTATAGCGATAGCCGCTATCGGGATACACATAGAGCAGAGCATTATTACAAAAAGTATAATCCACATATTAATCCT